ACCTAGATGGGGTCTAGCAGGTGGCGATATTTATGGTAATTCACCGGGAATGGAGTCATTAGGTGACGTAAAACAGTTACAACACGAACAATTACGCAAAGCACAAGGCATTGATTACCAAACAAAGCCACCATTACAAGTGCCAAGTTACATGAAAAACAGAGATGTAGACAGTTTACCCGGTGGTGTTACGTTTATTGATGGTGCACAAGGCAAAATTGAGACAGCATTTAACGTAAATTTAAATTTAAATCATTTATTACAGGACATACAGGATGTTCGTGGTCGTATAAATAGTAGTTTTTATGCTGATTTGTTTCTTATGTTGGCAAATGCTACAGATACACGCATGACCGCAACAGAAGTTGCAGAACGACATGAAGAAAAACTGCTTATGTTAGGCCCAGTGTTGGAAAGATTGCATAACGAATTGCTTGATCCATTGATAGATAACACATTTAACAGAATGGTAGAAGCTAATTTAATACCACCAGCACCAATGGAGTTGCAAGGCATGGAATTAAACGTAGAATTTGTTTCTATGTTGGCACAAGCACAACGTGCAATTGGTACAAATAGTGTAGATAGGTATGTTAATAACTTAGGTATGGTTGCACAGATGAAACCCGAAGTACTTGATAAATTTAATTCTGATGCGTGGGCAGATGGATATGCTGATATGTTAGGTGTTGATCCTAATTTAATAGTAGCTGGTCAACAAGTAGCTAAGATTCGTGAAGAAAGAGCAGCAGCACAACAGCAAATGGCACAGCAACAAGCACAACAGCAAGCTGCTGAGAACATGGCTAAACTAGGCAAGAATGATGCTGGCAATATGCAAGACATTTTGAATCAGTTTAGTGGCTACAATTCACCATCACCTTTGGAGGTTTAACATGAATTTAATTGATTTAAAAAAAGATCCACAACCAATTGATAGTAATGAGATGTATGACGAGCCACAATATAGCTATGGTTTGTGTTTGTCGTTAGGTAAAGAAGAATTAGAAAAGTTAGGTATGGAAAAATTACCAGATGCTGGTACTGACATGATGATTAAAGCTATTGCATATGTTAAAAGTGTTAGAGAAAGTGCAGAAAAAGATGGTATAGAACAGAACGTACAAATACAAATATGTGCAATGGGTATAGAAACATTTGATAAAAGTAAAGATCAAGCAAAAGGTATGTACGAAACTCCAACTAAACAAGCAACTAAGGCAACACCTGTTGCTAAAACCGAAACTTATTTAGCATAGGAGTTTATTATGGGCAAAACAATTATTAAAACACCAGACAATTTTGGTTATGGTGACATGGATGCAGACTTTAGAATGCGATATAAACAAATGTTAGATGAACATAACAGCAAAGAAAAAAAGAAAAAAGAAACTAAAACAAAAAGAGAACAGTTTGCAGAAAAACTTTATGGAGGTAAAAAGAAATAATGTTTGGTAAAAAGAAAAAAGAAAAAAAAGAAGGTGTAATTACTAATATAATTAGACGTAAAATTACAACTTACAAAACAATGGACGAAGCAGGTATGCTTTCGCCACAAGCTGAAAAAGAATATGAAAAACTACAAAAACTTTACCCTTCAATGTTTTAATCATGGCTAAAAATCAAGGATTATGGGCAAACATTCATGCTAAACGCAAAAGAATTAAAGATGGTTCTGGTGAAAAAATGCGTAAACCGGGATCGGAAGGTGCACCAACAGCTAAAGCATTAAAAGATAGTCAGACTAAGAAAGCCTAAAGTGTGACCATAACTCAGTTATCACTAGATATATTAATACATGAGTGAATACAATCCTCTCGACCTCAAAGGTCAACAGAAATCTAAGGACAATAAAAAGTCTGACGAAAGAATTGACCGACAAAATGAAGAGTCGGATGTTAAATGGCTCATGAGCAGCAAGAGGGGTCGCAGATTTATCTGGAGACTTCTGGAAATGGCAGGTGTATTTCGATCATCGTTCAACACTAACGCAATGGCAATGTCATTTAGCGAAGGTAACAGAAACTATGGTTTGCAACTCCTTAACCAAATCCACACTCTCTGCCCTGAGTTGTACCCGACAATGATTAAGGAGCAAAAAAATGTCAGACTCGCTGATGACGGAGCCAACCCAAACCAATGAAGGCAGTACACAGCAACCAGTAGACGCATCAACTGAGCAATCAACTGAAGCAACTACTGAAACACAGCAGCAAGCTGAAACTGTAGCAGATCAACAAGACTCGGATGAGTCCACTGTTGAAAGTGAAACAAGCGAAAGTGAACAGGAAACTACCAAAGAAGGTGCTCCTGAGAGCTACGAGTTCAACACACAGGTGGCTGACGCACCAGATGAACTCGACCCCGAAGTAGTAAATGCTTTCGGTGATGTCGCTAAAGAACTTAACCTGCCACAAGACGCTGCACAAAAAGTGTTAGACAAAGTTGCACCTGTGTTGCAACGTAGACAAGCAGAAGCTGTTGAGGAAGCAAAAACAGAATGGGCAAATGAAGCAAAAGCTGACCAAGAATTTGGTGGTGAAACTTTAGATGCCAATCTTACTGTTGCTAAATCTGCACTTGATGCTTTTGGTACTGATGCTTTGAAGTCGCTGCTGTCAGAATCTGGCTTGGGTAATCATCCCGAAGTAATTCGGTTTATGTACCGAGCAGGTAAGGCAATTAGTGAAGACAGTTATGTTGGTAATTCTCTAGGTGCAAACGCTAAAGGCGGTATACCAAAAGATTTTAACGGCATAGCCAACGCACTATATTCTAATCAGCAAAACAAGTAAGGAGTTATTAAATGGCTACTCTCTCATCCTCAAATTTAACACTAGCGGATTGGGCAAAAAGATCTGACCCAGACGGTAGAGTTCCAATCGTTGCAGAGCTACTCTCTCAAACCAACGAAATCTTAGATGATTGCGTGTTTAAAGAAGGTAATTTACCTACTGGTGAACGTGTAATTATTAGAACTGGATTACCATCAGTTTATTTCCGTGCATTAAACCAAGGTATTCCCGGTAGTAAATCAACAACTGCTCAAGTCGATGAAGCTTGTGCAATTCTTGAAGCTCGTTCTGAAGTAGACAAAGACTTGGCAATGTTAAATGGTAACACTGCACAGTTCCGTTTATCTGAAGATACTGCGTTCTTGGAAGCAATGAACCAGACACAAGCTGAGACAATGTTTTACGGCAACCCCGGAACAGATCCTAAGAAGTTTCTAGGTTTAGCACCAAGATATGGCGATCTATCAGCAGATAACGCAGTTAACATTCTTGATGCTGGTGGTACAGGTTCTGATAACGCATCTATATATTTAGTTGTTTGGGGTGACAATACTGTTTATTGTCCTTTCCCTAAAGGATCTAAAGCGGGTCTGACACACGAAGACTTAGGTGAGCAAACTGTTTACAACGCAGACGGTACAAGGCTACAAGCTTTTGCTACTCGTTATCAGTGGAAGAACGGTTTGGTTGTAAAAGATTGGAGATACGTTGTTCGTATTTGCAACATCGACATTTCTGATTTACTTGGTGTTACTGGTACACAGGCAACAACCGCTGCAACTTCTCTTACTAAATTAATGGCAAGAGCAACTTACAGAATACCTAACATGGCTATGGGTAGAGCAGCATTCTACATGAACAGAACAGTTCATTCTGGTTTGTCAATCGCAGCTATGGATAAAACACAGAATGTTTTAGAAATCCAAAAAGGTTTATCCCAGTTTGGAACAGCTAAGAGCTATCTATCATTCTTAGGTACTCCACTAAGGCAAGTAGATTCACTACTTACTACAGAAGCTCGTGTAGTTTAATTTGTACATTACTAAAGGAGATTTAAAATGATTACAGATGCATTACTCAGAGTAAGTGAAGATCAAGCACTTACAACTACAGCCGTTTCTACTGACACTATTGATTTAGTTGTTGCTAGAGATATAGGTGAAGGTACACCTCTATACATGAACTTTGCTGTTACAACTGCATTAGCAGGTGGTACAAGCGTAAAGTTTGAAGTTATTACTAGTGCAGCAGCAGCTTTAACAAGCCCTACTGTTATTGGTAGCAGCGATGCTATTTTAACAGCAGCACTTACAGCAGGTAAAAACGTAGTTGTACGTCTTAACCCAGAAATCGCTGGCAAAGGCCAAAGATATCTAGGTGCAAGATACACAATTGCAGGTACTTACACAGCAGGTAAAGTAACTGCTGATATAGTAGAGACTATAGGTGATGGCAGAAAGTATTATGCTTCTGGCTTTACCATAGTATAATTAGGAGCGACCAATGCCAATTTACAGAGCTAAAACCAAATGTTTTGTGGGTAATGCCCTACGAGATACAGGTGAAGAGTTTGAGTATAACGGTGAAAATTGTAAGCATTTAGAGTTAGTAGGTGGATCTGAAGCTGAACTACCTGTGCCGTCTAACACAACAACCGTGGATTCGGCTAAGAAAACATCTATTGACTATGATGCTATGACAAAACGTCAGCTAGAGGAATATGGTCGTACTATCGGCATTGAGCTAGATAGAAGGCAAACAAAAGTTTCTCTTATACAAAAACTTGAAGCAGTTAGTAAATAGGCTTGGTCTTCTATTTAATTCATGGGGGGCTAGTAGTAACACTGCTACCTCCCTCTTTTTATAGGAACTGTTATGGCAACTGAAGTAGATATTTGCAATCTTGCCTTGGCACACCTTGGCGATGATGCAACTATTGCTACGATAAAACCTCCAGAAGGATCTGCACAGGCAGAAAAAGCTGCACGTTTTTATCCAATAGCAAGAGATTCTTTGTTAGAAATGCATACATGGAATTTTGCATCTAAACGAGGTGCTTTAGCTTTGACTACAGTTACGCTAGATCAATGGGAATATGCGTATCAAGCACCTGCGGATTTAATGACACCTGTAGCAATTATATCTCCATCAGCACAAAACGATTACGCTACAAGAATGTCAGCAGGTGATACACCGGGTGGGATAACATCTAATTACGCACCAACAATTGTGGCAGGTCAATATAGCCCACAACAATTTGCAGTAGAAGGAGCATATATTTATACAA